CAACAGATATCTTGTTCTTGCATATATCTTATTGAATCTTGACAACCACCAAGATTCTCACCGTTTAATACTACTTGGGGAAAGGTAGCATATGTGCCAAACTGTTCATGAAATGATTTATAATCAAAATGTTCATCAAGTTTATATTCAACATAATTTAATCCTGATAAATTTAATACTTCTGTAATCTGTTGGCAATATGGACATCCATTCTTAGAGTATACGGTGAAATTTTTCATGTTTCTTTTATGGCAGCTAGGTAGTCGTTGTTGAATAGTTCTAAACCTTTTTCGGTTAGGACATGATCATACATTTTATCAAAGACTTTAACTGGTAAAGTGCATACGTTTGCACCATACTCAAAGGCTCTACCTACATCCCTGACGTTTCTAATAGAAGCAGCAAGAATTTGGGTTTCAACATCATGCCTTTTATATGTATTAGCAATGTCTTTTACAAGGCATAGACCCCCAAAAGAATTATCATCTACCCTACCTACAAAAGGAGAAACATATGATGCACCTGCCTTAGCAGCAAGTATTGCCTGTGATACTGAGAACACAAGAGTTACATTAGTAAGTATACCATCATGACTTAATTCATAGCAAGCTTTTAATCCCTCACGTGTACATGGTACTTTGATTGTAACATTATCACTAAGATCAATGAAAGGTTGTGCTTGTTCTACCATCTCGTCAGCAGTATCTGCTACTACTTCAGCAGAAATAGACTCAAGGTTAGGACATGCTTGATAGATTTCTTCAATGACTTCCTGTTGATCTCTACCAGATCTTAGTATGAGAGTAGGGTTAGTAGTAACCCCATCAATCAATCCAGTTTTGTATCCATCAATAATTTGTTCTACTTCAGCAGTATCTAAAAATATTTTCATTATCTTTCTTCAAAGGTTAATTTTCTAACTTTTCGTTTACGTCTTTCCTCTTGATATTTTAAATCCTCTTCTGAAAAAAGAGATTGTTTTTTTACTTTCTTATTGTTTTGTAACAATATAACAAGATCCATGTTGTTTGCAGATATAACATCTTCATTTATAGTTGTCATATTGCTACAACCACAACAAATAATCCTACTTGATTGTCCTTGCAACTCCTTTCCACAAGCAGTGCATCTTACTCTAATCATTGTTCTATGAAATAATCTTTTCTATAGTAACGTCCTAAAATATTACTATTATAAAACTTTGGAGACCCATCTTTTAGAGTCTCTTGTAATACATTATTTAAAAATAATTGTTTAGTCTCTTCGTAATTTACTTTTCCGAGGGACTCATGGAGGGAGAGGATTTCTCGCTTGAAGTTTTCTCTACCAAATTGTTTAACATCGGCTTTAAGTTCTGGAGAACTTCCGTAGTATTTTTTCCAGTCACTCTCAGACGTAACTCTCCGTTTACTTGTGCCATTTCTAGGCTTTCGTTTTTGTACGAAGTATTTTCTACCGATGTATTGCTTCCCAGTTTGTAAATTTGTAATCCTGTAGACAAAACCGAAGAAGCTGTTAATGTCGTCAGAAGAAAAAGTTGAACCCTGATAGGTCCAGGCGTTTTCGTAACTTCCCTGATCAGTTTCTGCCACGGTTTCATAATCTAATCCTCACTATTATTTATGTCTTTATTTAGATGCCACCATCCTTATATTTTTTTATACTCTCTTCCCATTCACTCATAGAAGATTGTAATTGACCAGTATTTTCATCTGGATAATCTATTTTAATACCTTTGATCCTTCTCCATTCATTATGCATTGCACCTAATATCCATGAAGATGAAAGTGAATCAGGACCTTTCTCTAATAACTCAACCTGTCTTTTAGTTAATTGTCTGCCTTTAATATCAATGTATTCAGACCTCCAATTACTATCATCGTAATCTTTTATCATAATTTGAAACCTGCAAACGTATCTTTCTTTACATCTTGTTTAATGCTACCTACCATGTAAGATTCAACTTCTGTTTCCTGTGGTGCAACTTGCATACCTTTAGAAGATAACCAATGTGCTGTCCAAGGTAATGGATTGTTTGCCATAGGTGTATCAAAAGTAGGTTTCAATCCTATTGATTTTAATCTACGATTAGCAGTCCACTCAACATAATTATGTAAGAGTTTATCATTTAATCCAATAATAGATCCATCTTTAAATAGATAGTTCGCCCAATCTTTTTCTTCTTCTACACAATCATTAAACATTTTATATACATTCTCCTCTTCTTCTTTAATTATTTCTATCATGTCAGGATCATCACCCTTTCTCCAGTTGTTTAAGATGTTTTGAGTGATAGTCATGTGTTGTGACTCGTCTCTTGCGATGAGAGATATAATTTTAGCAGATCCTTCCAAGAGTTTAAGTTCACCAAAAGCAAAGGAACAAGCGAAGGATACGTAGAATCTGATTCCTTCAAGGATGTAGACATTAGCAACTGCTCTATAAAGTTTTCGTTTTAAATCTCTAAGTGTCCATTTAGATGTTGGAGAATCTCTCCAATCTGGTTTCCACATGTTACTTTGATCGTACTCATGTGCATAATTAATAAAATCATCATATGCTCTGGTCACTGACTCAGCACGTTCAAGTATCTTTTCATCATCTAAAATAGTATCAAAAACCTCTGATGGATCTGGATATACATTCTTAATAATATGAGTATATGATCTACTATGAATCATCTCCATAGTTTGCCATATATTCATGCAACCTTCAAGCTCAGGTAGTGAACAGTATGGAGCAAAAGCCATACCAGGAGCACGACCTTGTACAGAGTCAAGGAGGATTTGGTATTTAAGATTGCTTGTAAATATGTGTTTTTGTGTTGCATTTAATTGTGGGTAGTCTCCTCTATCTTTTTGTAGAGATACTTCTTCTGGTCTCCAAAAGAAACCTAATTGTGTTTGTGTTAATCTATCAAAGATAGGATATTTAAACTTATCATATCTTTGTACTCCTAATGGAGGTCCAAAAAACATTTGTCCTTTGGTAGTATCAACAGCATTCGTATTGAATACTGTCATACCTTCTGGTTCATTAGATAGCACAGCTGTCACAAGCTTCCTCCTCTGTTGCAAATATATCGGTTAGTAAGTTGGATATCGCTTTGTTATTATCTTCTGGTACATCATCCTTCCAACCAATAGGATGTGCAGGTTCGTCTATGTCAGACTTAGTATCATATGTATTCTGATAGTAAGATGTTTTCCAACCATACTTAAAGGTTGTTAATAAGTCTTGTGCCATTACTGAAGTAGGAACTTCAGAGTTTTCATAATGAAGTGGATTATAAGACCAGTTTCCAGAAATTGCTTGATCAAAGAACTTCTGCATAACAGCAACAATATTAATATAACCAGTATTCCCAGACATATCCCAGAGCAACGTATAATTGTTTTTAAGTGTTGCGTACTGTGGAACAACTTGTTTAAGAGGACCTTTCTTAGACTTCTTAGTTGAGATAAGATCTCTTGGTGGTTCAATACCATTGGTGGCATTTGAAACAACTGAAGAAGACTCTGATGGCATCTGTGCAGATAGTGTGCTATGCCTGAGTCCATGATTGTATATCTCTTGTCTTAGTCCTTCCCAATCATAGTTCAACTTGTTTGGTACAAGTTCATCTACGTCCTTTTTATAAGTGTCAATAGGTAAAATACCATCAGCATATTTAGTTGAATCAAAATATCCACATGGTTCTTTTTCTTTTGCCAATGTATTAGATGATTTGAGTAAGTAGTACTGAAATGCTTCTGCTAGATCATGTGTTAGTTGCCATGCTTTAGGATCTTCATACTTAACACCTTGCTTGGCAAGATAGTGTGCAAGACCAATAAATCCTACTCCTATAGAACGTCTTGAAAGGGTGCTCAGACGTGCTGCATCCACTGGATAACCCTGATAGTCTATTAACTCATCTAAGGCACGTACAGTGAGGTCACAGAGGTCTTCTAGTTCATCAAGGTGTCGTAGTTTCCCTACATTAATAGCAGATAGAATACACAATGCTATCTCACCTTCACCATCAATATGTTGGATAGGATCTGTAGGTAGTGTAATCTCCTGACATAGGTTACTCATGTTAACCTTGTCCTTAAATGATGAGTGCTCATTACAATGATCTATGTTCATAATATAGATACGACCTGTCTCTGCTCTCTCCTTAAGCAAATCTAAAATAAGGTCGTGAGCATCAATAGTTTTCTTCGGAATAGACTCATCAGATTCATAACGTGTATAGAGATCATCAAACTTGTCAGTGCCAAAAGCATCATACAAACCTGGGACATCGTGAGGTGAGAATAAGGTGATGTCTCCATTACTGATAAACCTTTCGTAAAATAGTTTTGAAATTTGTATACTATAATCTAGTTTCCTAACTCTATTGTCTTCTGTACCTTTGTTATTCTTCAGTACAAGTATGTCTTCTATTTCTTGATGCCAGATGGGGAAGTGGACAGTCGCTGATCCACCTCTAATGCCATTTTGAGTGCAGCATCTGACAGTGCTTTCAAACTTTTTGAGGAACGGTATAACACCTGTGTGCTGTACTTCTCCGTCCCTGATTTTAGCGTTGATACCACGGATTCTACCTGCGTTGATGCCGATACCAGCCCTTTGAGCAACGTAGTAACCAATAGCCATGTCACTGCTGAAGATGCTATTGAGGGTGTCATCAACATCAACAAGAACACAGCTAGCAAATTGTCGTAAAGGTGTCCGAACTCCCGCCATGATGGGGGTCGGAATGTTGATCTTGTGTTTGGAAATGGCATCGTAGTATCTCTTTATGTAATCTAATCTAATTTGTGATTCGTATTCTTGAAATAAAGTAACAGCAATTAACATATACATGTACTGAGGAGTTTCAAAGACTTCATTACTACTCCTATCTTGTACTAGATATTTGTCAACTATCTGACGAAGACCTGCATAAGTAAAAAGATAATCACGATCATGATCTATCCAAGAATTAATCTTATTCCATTCTTCTTCTGAATATTTATCTAAAATACCACCATCATAGACACCTGCTGCCACACATTCTTGTACGTGTTCCATGACATGAGGATGTCCATTAGTTAACCATCCAGATCCTAAGACCTGTTTTCTTATTGCATATAATAATAGTCTTGCTGCAACAAATTGATAGTTGTAATGATCTAGATCAATTAGATCACTAGCAGATCTAATTAAAATTTCTTGTATATCCCTAGTTTCAATCAAATCATAGAATTGTAGACCTGAGTTCATTTCTACCTGAGAAGCACTTACACCGCTTCCTAACCCCTCACATGCTTCTTCTACCATCTTATGAACTTTGTCTAAGTTCAAGGGTTCTACAGACCCGTCTCTCTTACGAACTTTAATTCCGTTACTCATATTTTTTTCCAATTGTTAAGTCTAAGATTTGCTTCTAATCCTTGGTACACATTAGATTGTACCATATTTTGCACACTATGTCCAGACAGGTACATGTCATTTATGTCCTTCTGCTGTATATTATTTGGCCATATTACGACCTTATCTCCTCTATTGATTGCGTTGGAGATTCTGTTGACGATTTCTCTATTGCGTGGCTCGTTATCATAAATCCAAATATAATCGCTCCAACCAAACGTCCGACAGTCAATATCGGAACCAGCCATAGCAACTGAGTTCTTGATAAACGTGGAGTCAAACGGTCCTTCAACAATATAAACTGGTTCTTGAGCATTTATTCTATCCTGTCCAAAGATTTTGGGTTTGTCCTCATCAAGCATTATCGTAATGTATCTCATCTGTGCCGAAGGGGCTAGCGATCTGCCTTGATATCCGAAGAGTTTACCATCTTTATCCCTGAATGGGATTATAATACGAGGACTATCTTGTCGGCAGTTATCAAAGGTTTTTTTCTGCTCATTAGTCCAAGCTTTAAACTTAGGACAATAGTAGAAATAATCTAAGTCTTTGATACCTCGTTTTTCAAGATACTCTCGTGCTTCGTGTGAGGTATTTAGCTCAGAAATCTTCTCTAAATTAACATCACCCCCATGAAAATTTGGAGATGAAAAATTAAATTTTGGATTGGGTGTGACAGTACCCTTGCCAGTTCTACCTTCTTTAAATTTCTCCATCACATATTGGTCATGAAGAAAAGAATCTTGATCTTTTATAAAGTTTGCTAATGTTCTACCAACGCCACAATTGTGACATTTATACATGAAATCATTTTTAATTTTGAATATATACCCACGAGTTTTATTCTTCCTCTTCTGTGAATCACCACAGTAAGGGCATCTGAAATTAAAAAGGTCTGCCTTCTTCTTCTTGAAGAGGGTCAGACGAGGTGAGATAAGTTGTATATATTTTACGTCAAGATACGACAAAGATCCACTAAGATACTTGTGATGAATATATCATAGTGGTTTGTGGTAAATTTGTCAAGGGTTTTTGTTTTTCTGTAAAGATTCCTTTGAGGATTGCTTGTCCTGGTATACTAACGATGAAAGATATAACAGTAAGAGCACCAAAAATAGACCACATCTTCTTTTCCATCGTCCTAAGACGCTCATCAATTTTACGTATATCCCTTTCACAACCTTTCTTTATCTCCTCTGCCTTGCGATTTACCTCACGATGTACACTATCTACTTTTTCAAAAAGAACTTCATCAATACGATCTTGCTTTTCTAATTTTTCATTATGAACAGCAAGAAGTTGTCCCATCTTTACAGAGTTTTCCTGTAAGGATGAGACAACTTTTTCTAATCTTTCAAGTATGGCAGCGTTAACACCTTGGTTTTCCATCAGACATTACGGACAGCAAAATCTAGGGCAGATTGATAAGATGCAGCATCTTTGTTTAACATGTACTGGAACTGTTGCTTGTACTCGTCCTTCTCTAGACCAGCATAACATGCAGCAATTCTTTTTGCTGAAAAATTATCTAAATTTTGTGATGAACCATCCTTGAATTGGATTTTAGCAAAGTGTGTCTCGCCACTTGGGTTCAATTCTTGTGTTGCTACGTCAAGTGCAACTTGTATCACATCCTGATTTTCATTAACCATAGTTTCACCTTCAAATTCTGTTGAGTTGTTCAATTTTGTTAGTTTTTTCTGTTGACTTGATGCCTTCTTCTTAAAGTCTTGAAGACGTGCCTTCATAAGAACATCCATTTCCTTAGTCTTATCCATCATAGACTTCTTGGCAGTGTCCTTTCTAGACTGAAGTTGTTTCTGACGTTTCAACTTCTTCATCTGACCGATTTGCTTCTGTGCTCTCTCAGTATTAGATGGAGCTGCTTCGGAAATTTGTTTTTCTTCTACTTGTTCCTTTTTCATTTTTCTTCTATTAATGCGAGACATCAATTCTTTAGCACCAGATGTACGACCATCAACTTGGTCTTGGTTGCCTTTTTTATAACGTCTGTGTTGTCTAGGATTGACTACTACGAACGCTGGTGGTAGTGCTAATCCAGAACCATCTCCAGCCTTCATATCAGATTCAACTCCTTTAAACACTCAGTATTTACATCTTTATTTAGTGATAGAGGAAGTCTGTCAAGAAATAACAGGAATGCCTTCATCACTGGCCAGTAGTTCTTCTCAATTTTATAGAAGAGTAAAGGCGTTGCTGCGTCACCAAATACATTATACAACAATATAATATGATTAAGTATTAGATGTTTTTTAAGCTCTCCCGTAGTTTCAAACCTACGGAAGAGCCTTTTGATGTATTTGAATTTTTTTATATCCTCCTCAAAGTCAGCGTATGTAACGGATTGAGGATTGTTATAATTTTTAATAGCAAAGATAGTCCAGTTTTCTGGAGTCAATTCATCAATTTTCATTTACATATTAAGTAACGGTTAGGGTTGCAGCAGTAGATGTTGCAGGTGTTGCACCTTGTGAGGTTCCAACTACGCATCTATACTTGTTACCATTGTCGCCAGCTGCTGTTGCTGCTGTGGTATATGTAGCAGTTGTTCCACCAGAACCTGTTGAAACATTAGCGAAGTTAGTACCATCTGTACTGACTTGCCACTGATATGTTGCTGTAGCACCTACACCGTTAACAACGATAGTAACATCAGATGCACCACCGTATGTACCAGTTCTGCTTAGTGTCAGTACATCATTGTCTGTGTATCCACCACCAGCAGCAGTTGCTGTAGGTGTAGCAGCACCATTATTATCAACTACAACAGAGTACTTAGCACCTGATCCTGTACCGCCAGTAGCAGTGATCACGAA